ACAGATCCAGCAATAGGAGCTGGAAGCGTATAAGTATTATCTTGACCGCCATCAGGGACAAGAAGAATCCTTCCGCTATGAGTTGCATTAGTGAGCGTAACATTTCCATCAGATAGGCTAACAGGCCCGTCACCAAGCGTTACTATTTCTGTGATTGTGCCCGACGTAGCATTTTTGCTAATAGTCTTGAGCGTACTTTCTGAGCGAATCGGGCCGCTAAAAGTAGTAGTACCCATGTGTATCTCCTGTCGTGGGTTATGTCAGCCACACTATGCGGCTGTCAGGGACAAAATACTTATACAGTAGAAAAAGAAAAGGGGCAACAATGTGCCCCTTCTCATGCAGCGTTTTACGCTCCGGGTGATCCGAAAATCCCGAGTGGGTCGGACACGCCAAAACTATATCGCTCGCGGGCCTTATAGCGCGAGTTGCCCGTATCGAAGTCTGCATCCATAGATGTAGCCATCGGAGTACGAACAAAATGCTTCAGGCCATTCGGCACATCAGTGGTCAAGAAGAAAGCATCCGTATCGGTCAGATAGTGGTTGACCGTGTAGCCTTCTGGGATTGACCCGTTGTTACGAATCGCATTCAGATCGTTGTCAGCAGTTCCGACTCGACCTTCAGTTTCCAGCAAACGAGTTGCCACAAACATTAGGTTGGGTGGGATTATCAGCTTACGAGGACGTGCTGCGATCAGTAGACCACGCTCATCAGTCCAACCAGCGATCTGAATAACGGCTGCTTCCAAAGAAGTTTCGTTAAGATCGGCCGCTACGGCGGGACGGTTTGAGTTAGTGCCACCAGAAACAAGCGGGTGTGCAGTCGAACATAGAGTCTGTCCGTCACCATATGTGGTGCCAGATGCAAACGCATTGTTCAGAATTGCAGCACCTTTAACCTGCTTGGTGTACGCCATAGCGCGTGCCAAAGCCTTCGTATAACGAGCAGATAACGAGTCATACAGATTATCCTCGATTGCCTCCTCGGTAACACTAAAGCCCATAGCTATCGTCTCGTGCGTATAGCGAGCAGTAAATGCTTCCTGTGCGTTGTCATACTCAATCGCAGAACCTTCGTCCTTGACGGGTGCTGCGGAGAAACCTGACAACTTGGTTTCTTCTTCAAATGAGCGATCAGAAGTCTCTGATTCAAAGATTTCTTTGTGCTCTTCACCGTACTTAGCGTACTCCATTCCAAACAAAGCGTTCAGTCCGGGCAGGAGTTCTTTAAGTAATTGCGCTCTTGAAATAGCCATTTTACCTTACTCCTTATACGCCAGTAGTGTTGTCAAACGCATGACCTGCGTTCCACTTCACATAGGCTTCGGTGAATCCGCCAGAGCTGTTCTTGGTTTCTTGAACCAAGTCAACAATACGGAATGGAAGCGTTGCTGTAGTGGCAGACGAATCAGAAATACCAGAACGGGAGTTACCCGAAATGCTATCCCCAGTGTTATCTACACCAGCTACATTTGCGCCAATATCAGTTATTGCCAAGTCACCAATCGTTGTGCCAGAAGACAAAACAGCGGCCTTAAACAAAACATCAGTTGCATCGCATACATAGGCTTCAAGGTCAGAAGCTGCCGTGCTAGCAATATAGTTTTGCCTAAAGGTCTTTTGATTGGTGTTGGGATCGGTGTATGAAACACCCATGAAGACTCCGATTGGAGTCATGGCAGCGTCAAACGTATCACGTTCAACAGTGCCGCCGGTCACTAGCTTAACAGCGTCCCCGTAGAAGATTGCAGTCCCGTAACCACTTGCAATGCTGTAGTGGCGTACAGTTCCAACGTAAGGGACACCGCTTAACAGTTTGACCGGAACCAGCCCATAAGGGCCATCTACAGTAGGATAAGCCATTTGTAGCTCCTATTAAGTTCCGTTACCAAAAGTTACCTTTGTTTTTCTATCGTTGAACAAAGGCATACGTGCGTCGTTCTCACGCATCAGGTTGTTATCTACAGATTGTATTTGATTTTTAGCTTGCTGTTCGTAGTAGTCATTCCGCTCGTCTGCTACCTCTTGAGGCACCTTACATAGCATCAACCCACCTTGAACGATATTATCAGCAAACTTTTCTTGCTCCACATTCAAC